AAAGAGAAAGCAATTGAAGTATGTGTCAATCGCTTTGATGATGAAACTAAACAGGCATTCCTTGATCTATATGATAAGGTAGATGCTGATGTAAACTTTGGAGGAGAGACACCTGATGAACCTATGGAAGAACTACAAGTCCCTTCTGTTTGAGACATTTCCAGATTTAAAACTTGAGTCCGAGTGGGCTTCATGGGAAGGTAAAGGAACTAGTCTAACTGCTAGAACCTTTACCAACCCACATTTTATTAAATCTAGGGAAGTGGATATATGGAGTGATAAATCATGTATCTACAATACTATCATCTATCCTAAGACAGGCAGTAACCTACCTTGCTTTGGTATGGATTTGATGGGATTTACAGAGAAGAGAGTCATAATTGTATTTGACTTTCAACATCCAAAAGAAAAGTTTTTATTTTCTGTGCCTGGATTACCTAAGGCAGAAAAAGATTATAGATTCTTTGAAATGGGTAATCATTTTTCTGAGAATATCTTTGTCCGATATACTACCTTTGATAAAGTTGATGAACATTTAGATATGTTTGGACAATACTTGACAAAGTATAAAGACATGGTAGAATTAGAGAAACCGTCTGGAACTGATACCAGCGAATACAAAGACTTTGATGCTTACATGACCAAACTAGATCCAGTAGGAGGATATCTTGCAGGGAAGTTTGGTAAAGAACAAGCAGATAGTTTAGTTCACGATTTCTTATTTACTTATGGTTAACGCATGGAGTCTCGCTGGTTCAATTATGAATGGAACATTTGAAGAAGACTATCCACTTATGGACAAAAAATTATACATCTATGAGTCACCTGATGGTGGCAAAACTGTTACTCGAAGAGAACCTTTTAGTAGCAAAAGAGAAGTAATCCAAGGAGACTATTTCAAGGAAATACCTTGGAGTGATGTTGAGGACAATAGGGACTCAGACCTTGATTGGATTGAAAAGAGTGGAGGATTTGAGTGGACGCCAGGTTCACCATGGCCACCAGAAGTTCCTGATGAGGAAGCAGATAGTGGTGACACATACACTGAGGCCTTTGATCATCTCATGGGTGATGATGGTTTTCATTCTCCACAGATAGAGATTGACACCAGTAACTCTGGTGCAGGCAACACTGCTACTGAACCAGAACACTCAGAGTATTATTACGACTATACTCGCAATGATCCAGACATGCCAAATCCATTTGCTACCGATCCTTTATCAGATAATGATGATCAAATAGCACATCATATATCGAATGAGATAAATTTTGGTTACAATACAGTTCCGCCGTATATAACATCAACATTCAAGTATGAAGAAGATGCAATTCTTAAACAAGCTGAGGATTATATCGCCAAAACGTACGAATTGCATTATACTGGAGATAAGGGTACACAAACCCTAGATCTCATAGAAAGTATTGGAGATGCGGAAGCATTTTGCCGATCCAATGCAATCAAATATCTTTCAAGATTTGGTAAGAAAGATGGTAAGAATGAAAAAGACATTCTAAAAGCCATTCACTATTGTACACTCCTACATCATTTCGCTTTCATTAATGACAACAACTAAAATACCGATGAAACTTTCAGATAGAACTATTAACCTACTAAAGAACTTTGCTTCCATCAATCAATCTATCCTCTTTAAGCAAGGTAATCAACTTCGTACTATAAGTGTCATGAAGAATATTCTTGCAGAGGCAAATATAGATGAAGACTTTCCACAAGATTTTGGAGTATACGATTTAAGTCAGTTCTTAAATTCTCTTGGATTGTTTCAAGAACCAGAACTTAACTTTACAGGACAGAGTTTCCTTAATATAAAAGAAGGTAAACAAAGATCAAAGTATTTCTTTGCTGATCCTAGTGTGATTGTTTCTCCTCCTGAGAAATCAATTACTCTTCCAACAGTTGATGTAGAATTTACATTGAGAAGTTCTCAACTTGATCGTTTACTTAAAGCTGCTGGTGTATATCACTTGACAGATCTATCTGTGATTGGAGATGGTAAAGAAATTAAGATGGTTGTATTAGATCGTAAGAATGATACATCTAATGATTTCTCTATTGTTGTTGGTGAAACTGACAAGAAGTTCTCTATGAATTTCAAGGTAGAGAATATCAAGATTGTGCCTGGCACATATGAAGTTAAGATCTCTCGTAAACTTTTGTCACAATTTAAGTCCGCTGAGTATGACCTCACCTACTATATAGCTTTAGAACCTGATCTCACATGGGAGGAATAATGTTTTTTGCGTCAAATCCATCTGTCTACACTTTGCCTGGCACATGGGAAACCCAACCAGAAGTATTGTATGATCCAACACTTCTCATTATGTCCGCCTCTGTAGTATTCTTAAGCGCTGCAGTAATATCATTCTTAGCAATTCAAAAAAGAAAGAGAGCTTAATGATCTCACATTATAATGTAGATCCCAACATTACCTTTCCCATCTCAATAGCAGTTATTACTATTCTATTGGCTGGGTTTGGTTTGTATAGGGGGTTCTTTGCAAATGAAAATTTGACAGACCCTTGGGATGACCACGATGATTAACTATGAAAGAATTTGATTATGACCTCGATTACCAAGAACTTGACTTTTCAAATGAAAAGAATCGCAAGCTTTATCGTATTGGAAGGGGAGAACAGGGAGTACTATTGGTTCGCCCTTATACTAACTTTATTTGTGCTCATTGGAGATTCAAAACTCCTCCAGAAGCAATAAAATCTTCTAACAAAATCTTCAGTATCTACCTAGACTATAGGGATGCTGGGGATTTTATTGGTATGGATATGTGCCGTAAATTCTTAGAGATGGGATTCACCAGAGCAAGAAGATACGCTAATCATAACTCAGGTAAAAAGTATGATAGTGAGGGTAATGTTAAACCTCAAGAACCAGATCATATGACAAGTAAGTATGCTCAATCTGCCAGAATATTCAAGCATGTAAGAGACTTAGTTGCAAAATCTGATGATTATGTTAGAATGAGAAAGGAATGGAGATCATCTGAATGAACATCTTTGTAACTGACCCCTCACCAACTATATCTGCTCGGGTCTTACCCGACAAACATGTAGTCAAAATGCCTTTAGAAACATGTCAAATGTTATCTATCGTGTGTTCTGAGAAGTGGGGTCATGATTATGGTGACTTACATCGTATCAATGGTGAACCATACAAAACAGAGAAAGGTGCATTTCGTAATCACCCCTGTACCATATGGGCAAATCAATGCCTAGAAAATACATGGTGGTTACTTGCACATGGACTTGCTCTCTGTAATGAGTATTCTTGGCGCTATGGTAAAATTCATAGCTGTGAGAAAACATTAGTAGAGGCCACGGAAATTATTCCGTCTGCACCTAAACCATACAGACCACAATCATTTACTTTTGCAGGGCCAGATGAGTACAAATATGACACAAGCATTGACACTTTTACTGCTTACAAACGTTATATATCGAGCAAACCTTGGGCTGCATCTAATTATCTTCGTGACCCATCCAGAAAACCGCATTGGATTTGACTAAATTATGAAATCATCTGAAAGAATTGCAGATGCACTTGAAAGAATTGCAAACTCTTTAGAGCATCTATCTATTGAACACATTGAATCTATTGATCACGCTCACATAGATGAGATAGATCATAACCATGTTGAGGGTGATGTGAATACACATCAAAAAACTTGGTGACTAAACTCATTGAAAAGAATGATCCCCAATACTTCTCACAGACTAGTGACTTGCCATATGACAGGCATCACTATAAGATAGTGTATAAAGATCGATCTTTTGTGGTCGAATCTTGGGAGGAAGTTCAAGAATATTGGTGGAACAATCAACATAAGTTTGAACTGCCTGTTATTGAAGTTATTGACAAACCAAAGACTAATAAAAAGTCCAAAGGATTTTAATTATGAAATACATTACTAGAGAAGAACTCATCAATGAATACTGCAAATATGTTGTAGATAAAATGGATGAGGAAACTCTTAAGAATATTGCTGCGGTCACATTGATTGCAAATATCAAACCAGATAGTACCTATGCCGATTGGGAGGATTATGTGGCACAGATGCCTTCTAAACATACAGTGGAAGATCTACTTGAATTGATTCAACCTTCTGTAAATATGGTGGCGAATAAAAATGAGGGATGAGTTTATATGGGTAGAAAAGTATAGACCTAAAACTATTGATGATTGTATCCTCCCAGAGAGTACAAAGAAAACATTTAGAGAGTTTCTACTCAAGGGTGAGATACCTAATCT